TCTAACGCGCTATATATCAGAAACCAGTGATGACTACGACCGCAGACTTGATCTGACACCCCTAGATAACCACGTTAAGAACATCGTGCATATCTATTCTAGCTTCCTATGGCGAGTGCCGCCTACCAGAGCATATAACAGCGCGGCTAACAATGTCGCCTTAGAACCGTTCCTAGATGACTGTGACCTTGAGGGTCGTAGCTTTAACGCGTTCATGCGTGAGTGCCAGATATGGGCAAGCGTCTATGGTCATGTTTGGGTAATGATGGACAAGCCTAAATCTAACGCAGGTACAAAGGCAGAAGAGTTAGCCCAAGACATAAGACCTTATGTGACTATGTTTACGCCTGAGAACGTCTTAGATTGGAACTACGTTAGAACCCCTAGCGGTAGGTTTGAACTTGATTACCTAAAGGTCAGAGAGTCTGTTATACGTGTAGATGAGACGACCACAGAGACTTACTATCGCGTCTGGTACAAAGACCGCGTAGAGTTATGGCATTCTGTTAACGACCTTGATAAGCAGATAGAGGTTGATAACAACGTACTGGGTCGTATCCCTGCTGTATTCCTACCTGCTAACCGTAGCGTTACTAGAGGTATAGGATTAAGCGACATAGCAGACGCAAGCTATATGCAACGCGCTATCTACCAAGAACTATCAGAAATTGAGCAATTAATACGAATATCCAACCACCCCACGCTAGTTAAATCATTTCAAACAGACGCTAGTGCAGGAGCAGGTGCAGTCATTAATCTACCTGATGACATGGATGCAAGCCTAAAGCCTTATCAACTACAGCCTAGTGGACAGAACCTAGACGCTGTACGCGCATCTATAACCGATAAGGTAGAGGCTATTAACCGCATGAGCCATATGGGTGCTGTACGTGGCACAGAAGCTATGACTATGAGTGGCGTGGCTATGCAGACAGAATTCCAAATGCTCAATGCGAAATTAGCAGAAAAGGCTGATCTACTAGAATTAGCTGAAGAGCAGTTGTGGTTGTTGTTCTGTGATTGGCAAGACGTTACCCCTGATGTAGAGATATTCTATCCAGATGCATTCGACCTACGTGATTACGATAAAGAACTAATGTTCCTTCAGCAGTTGCGTTCTACTGGCGTTAAGTCAGCTACCCTATCTATGGAGATAGACAAAAAGATCGCTGATCTAATCCTTGATGATGAGGCTTTAGCTAAGGTTCATGTAGAGATTGAAGAGACTGCTTCTGTACTTGGTGACTTCTCTGACAAGACTCAGATATACAGCTACCACATTGACGCAGGTTTGGTCACTCCTAACGAGGTTAGAGAGAAGATTGGTCTTGATGATGTGGAAGGTGGCGATGAACTAATGGCCGCTAAAGAGGAAAGCACTGGTAGCGACATAGGACAGTTCTAATGGCCGCAGATATTGATCAGTTGCGTGAACTGATTAAGCTTGCTGAAACACATCAGGCAAAGTTAGCAAGCGCATTAGTTAAGCTAGAGAATCGTATAGCTGACATCATGGCTACTGCACCGCTAAGAGATGGAGAGTTGTTTGACTTAGAGTGGGCTGTACAGGCTAGGGTTGTTCTGCGTGAGGCTATAGAGCAAGAATACCTAACGGTAGTTGATGGCTTAGTTCGACAGTATAACGAAGTAGCGGCTAAGGCTATTGCCATGCTAGGGCAGTACGGTGACATTGCTAACCTAGATGCTAGTATTATTCAGCAGTTACAGAGCCTAACCTTTAAAGGCTTTGAGGATTTAGGTCAACAGTACCTAGATGTTATTGCTAAAGAGGTCTACGAAAGCACCTTAACAGGAACACCATTTGCCGCAAGCGTAGCAACGATTAGAGCCACTGTAGGAAGTGATCTAGGGCGTTATGCTAGTCAGCAGTTACACGACTCCCTAATGCAGTTTGATGCGGCTGTAAACACTAGAGTTGCATTAGAGTCAGGTGCTAAAGAGTTTAAGTATCAAGGGCCAGATGATGAGGTCACTAGAGCATTTTGCGGAAAGCACGTAGGCAAGACATATACTAAAGAAGAAATTGAAGAAATCTGGTCTGGTAGTTGGACTGGTAAGATAGATGGTAATCCATTTATTGTGCGTGGTGGCTATAACTGCCGCCATAGGTTTAGGGCTGTATTCTAAGGAGACAATCATGCCACAAGGTAAAGGTACATACGGTAGTAAGGTAGGACGACCCAAAAAGAAGAAAAAAACCAAGAAATAATTATATGCTACAATGTTAATTCACCAATACTCTATAAGAGGTTCGTAACATGAGCGATGAAATCATGGCATCAGAAGCTGATACTGAGACAGCGGCAGTAGAAACTCAGGAAACCAAGACCTTTACTCAGGACGAACTAGATCGAATTGTTGCGGATCGCGTAGCAAGAGAGCAAAGAAAGTTCGATAAGAAGATACAAGGCATTGATCTGGATGACGCAAAGGAACTGATGGCAAAGCGTGAAGCCGCAGAACTTGAACGACAGAAGGAGCGTGGCGAGTTTGATTCTATTCTGAAGAAAACGGTTGAAAAGAAAGATATGGAAATACAGAGTTACAAAAGCAAGTTGCAACAGACGCTCGTAGATGGAGCGATTCTTGGTGCGGCTTCTAATAATAACGCTGTCAATCCAAATCAAGTATCACAGTTATTGAAAGACCAGACCAGACTATCAGATGATGGAACGGTAGAGGTGCTAGACGGTAACGGTGTACCGCGATACAATGACAGCGGTGATCTGCTATCAGTTAATGAAATGGTATCAGAATTTTTAACAGTAAACCCACACATGGTCAAAGCGTCACAAGGTGGCACAGGCTCGATGGGTAACACTGGTGGCTCTACACAGAAGCCTCAATCTGTGGCAGATATGGTTGCTAACTGGAGTAATGGCGGCAAAGAAGCATTTGCCTCTATGAAGAAAAAGTAACCACCAAACCACTATTTAATTTTTTGAGGATACAATCATGGCCGCAACAACTTCAACAACTCTTGACGATCTCTTTGTAAATATCGTCGCACAAGCACGTTTCACTGCTGAAGAGCAGTCCCTAATGATGGGTCTCGTTACTCAGTACAACATCCAAGCCCAAGCAGGAAAGACCATTCAGGTTCCTAAGTACCCTGCCATTGCCGCGGCAAACTTGACCGAAGGCACTGACATGACTAGCACTACTGTTTCTACTTCTTCAGTTTCTGTAACTGTAGGAGAGGTAGGCGCACAGGTTCTATTGACTGACATGGCTACTTACGGTGACGGCAACCCTGCTGTTGAGTTAGGTACTGTTCTTGGTAACGCTATCGCTACTAAGATTGATACTGACCTTATTGCTTTGTTTGACGGTTTCTCTGGCTCTATCGGAACCGCAGGAGCAGAGATCACTGTAGCTGACCTATTTAAGGCCGCGGCTACTTTGCGTTCTAACAAGGTTACTGGAACTATCAATGCTGTTGTACACCCATTCCAAGCGTACCAGTTGAAAGCTAACCTAACTAACACCTTTGCTAACCCAAATGGTGGCGACTTGCAGAACGAAGCAATGCGTAACGGTTATGTTGGTACTATCGCAGGTATCAATGTATATGAGTCTGCTAACGTATCTATCGACGGTAACGACGATGCTAAAGGTGCTGTATTTGCTCCAGAAGCATTGATGATCGCTATGAAGCGTGACTTCAACATTGCGCCTCAGCGTGATGAGTCACTACGCGCATTCGAGTTAAACGCTACTGCTGTATATGGCGTTGCTGAACTTGATGATGCATTCGGTGTTGAGATTCTATCTGACTCCGCATTGTAAGACTGACTGCCCCTTCCTCGGAGGGGGCTTTCTTATAAGGTAAAATGGTAATGGCATATTCAAGCGATGCAGATTTATTAAAGTTAATTCCAGACATTCTCGATCTAGGTATCGAGTCTTTTGTATTGGAACACCCAAAAGCACAGGCAGACATACAGCGCGAGTTACGGATTAAATGGTGGCCGCGAAAGAATATTGCAGGTGAGATGGACAACAGCAAACTTACCTCAACACAGTTTACAATGGCAAGTGCCTATCTAGTATTATGGCGTTACGCTTTACCGCAGTTAACGAACTGGGTAGAGGGTGATCGATTCCAAAGCATGATTGATTTCTACAAGGCGCGATACGGTGAAGAGTTAGAGGCTGTATTGGCTGATGGCGTTGACTATGATGCAGATGGCGATGGCGTTATTAAGGAAGATGAAAAGCAACCTGTAGGACAAAGGTTAGACAGATAATGGAATTTAGCGTTAAGACAAATGCTAAGGAAGTATCAAAGCGGATCGGTAAGAAGGGAAAAGAATTATCACGCAGTGTTCGTAAAGCATTATCAATTACAGCACAAACTGGCGTAGGTATTATTGAGAATAGGACTGCCAAAGGAAAAGGATTCAAAGGCGGTGGGTTTAAGAAGTACAGCCCTACTTATGCGGCATTTAGAAGCAAAAATGGTAGAGGATCAACACCTGATCTACAGTTTACAGGTAAGATGTTAGGCTCTATGACTACTAAAGCTAACAGTAAGCAAGCTGTTATATTTTTTAGTAGAGCCGCAGAAGCGAAGAAGGCGGCAATGAATAACAAGAGCAGACCGTTTTTTGGGTTTAGCCGCAAAGAAGAAAAGCAATTAGGGCAGGTCTTTTTTAGGAATTTGAAATGAGTGTAAGAGAAGAGATAGCTGAAAATATTGTTACTACACTAAAGGGCATTAAAAGCCCTGTTGCTGTAAAATATGCTACTCGTGAGCCGTTCGACTTTGAGAAGCTGTCTAACGCTCAATACCCTGCCGTCTTAGTACGTAGTGCTGATGAAAGCAGAGAAGATACATCTATAGGTGGATCGATAACCCAGAGAATGGGTACGATTAATTATGACTTGGTTTGTTTTGTTAAAGGCTCTGCGATTGACAGTGCAAGAAACAACATAATCGAGGCGATTGAAGAAGGTCTTGATGTTGACCGTACTAGAGGCAGTAAAGCCATAGATACGCAGGTAGTCAATGTTGAGATAGATGAAGGTTCTATTGATCCCATTGGTGGGGTCATTATTACAGTCCGTATAGTATATCAGTATACTCGCGGCACAACTTAACTTAACTTAAAAGGTACATATCATGGCGACTAAAACAGGCGCATCTGGAGTAGTAAAAGTACAAGTCTCAGGCACGACTGTTGCCGTGGTAGGCGAGGTACGTTCTTTCACGTTTGACGGTTCAGCAGACACTATTGAAGATTCAGTAATGGGCGATTCTTCTAGAACTTACAAGCAAGGCTTAAAAACCAACACAGTTTCAATCGAATGCTATTGGGATGAGGCTGATGCACAGCAGTTAATTCTTGACGAACGTGCTTCTGTAGATTTTGAAATCTATCCTACTGGCACTGGTTCAGGCGAAACTTTCTTTTCAGGCGGTGGCATTGTAACTTCTCGTTCTATCAGTGGAGCATTTGATGGAATGGTTGAAGCAAGTTTTACCATTCAGTGCAGTGGAGATGTAACCGAAGCACAAGTATAAGGGGATAAACCATGGGATTAGCAAAAGAGTTACGAAGCAGAAGAAAGATACAGGCGCGAGAAGTTGTAGTTCCTGCATGGGGTGACGAATCTGGAGCATTTAAGTTATATTGTAGAACAATTACGTGCTATGACTTAGACCAGTTGCAGAAGAAGCATCCTGACTTTCTTAACAACACAACTATCGGTGCAATGGTAGATTTGATTTGCATGAAGGCAGAAGATGAGGGCGGTAGTAAACTGTTCGGGTCTGCGGAAGATAGGTTAGATTTGATGGGCGAAGAAACAAGCGTCATATCAGATATAGCTAATCAGATGTTTGCTGAAATTGAATCTGCGGAGGTGGCTGAAAAAAACTAAGAAGCGATCAATCAAGGATGAATCTATTATCTTTGGCTGATCGCCTTCACATTACGATAGAAGAAGCAGAGCAAATGCCTGTCAATCACTTCAATGAGTGGTTGGCCTACTTTCAAATAATGAGCGAGAACGATGGCTGAAAATGTAAACATTACGATTAAGGCGTTTGATCAAACTAAGAGAGGATTTAGTTCCGTCACCTCTGGGTTAAAGAAAGTCACTGGCGCTATTTTCTCAATGAGGTCTGCTTTAGGTCTTGCCGCAGGTGCGGCAGGAATGGGGTTGTTAATCAGGCAATCTCTCAAGTCTATCGATACTCTTAAAAAAACAGCAGATAAAATTGGCACAACCACTGAAGCATTAAGTGCTTTGCATCATGCAGGTGATTTAACTGGCGTTAGTCTTGAAACCGTCAACATGGCATCTCAAAGATTTACTAGAAGGCTTGCAGAGGCGGCTAAAGGGACAGGTGAAGCCAAAGGAGCATTGCGTGAATTAGGTATTGATGCTGATAACTTAAAGAAAAAACAGCTCGATGAGCAAATGCTTGATCTTGCAGATGCATTTAGTAATGTAGAAAGTTCTGCTGATAGAGTTAGACTTGCAATGAAGTTGTTTGATTCTGAGGGTGTTGCGCTAGTTAATACTTTATCTAAAGGTCGTGACGGTTTAAAAGCAATGTTTTTAGAGGCTGATGAGTTAGGACTTATCATGTCTACTAAGGCCGCAAAAGGTGTTGAAGATGCTAATGATGCATTGACAAGGTTATTTAAGTTAGGCGCAGGATTAAAGAATCAGATTGTCGCTAACCTTGCCCCTGCTATTGAAATGTTAAGCACAAAAATTAAGGATGATTTTTTAGAAGATATCAAAGAAGCAGGAGGCAGTGTAGAGGAGTTTGGTTTAATTCTAGCAGAAAAGCTGTTGCAAGGCTTAGTGGAGTTAATGCATGGGTTTGCGGCAACTTTGCGAGGATTAGCTGACTTTGGTAATGGTTTAATTGAAATGATTAATAAAGTGCGTGAGTGGATGGACTTGGTGCCAATTACCACTGAATTCACTTACAAATTTGCTGACTCAGTAAGCAATTTAGCAGGAGATATTTGGCGCGCTAAAATGGGGCTTAGAGCATTACATGATGAGGCAGGGGATTTAGCAGATGATGAAAGATTACCAAACATCTTTGAAAAATGGGGCGCAAGTATAAAAGGCGTTGCAGAAAAAATGCCCAGTTTGCGTGAACAGATGGATGCTGTTGGCAAGTCGTTAGAATCATCACTTACCAAAGGATTTACTGACGCGATTACTGGGGCAAAAAGTTTTGGTGAGGCTATGAAGAATGTAGCTAGAACTGTGGTAGATGCTTTAATGAAAATGTTCGTACAGTATATGATTGTACAACCAATGCTAACTGCGCTAGGGGGTGCATTAGGTATACCTGTACCTACACCCAAAGCAATAGGAGGCTCAGTTCAGTCAGGTCAGCCTTATATGGTTGGAGAGCGTGGCCCTGAATTATTTGTTCCAAATTCACAAGGCTCAATCGTTGCAAATAAGAATCTTGGCGGTGGCGGTGGCGGTGGCGTGGTAGTACAGCAGACCATTAACGTCACTACAGGCGTACAGCAAACCGTACGTGCTGAGATCGTTCAGTTAATGCCTCAGATAGCCCAAGCCGCTAAAGGTGCTGTTGCAGACGCTAGGTTGCGCGGTGGTAACTTCTCTAAAGCAATGGGAGGCGCATAATGCCCTTATCTTTTCCCTCAGTAGGCATTCAGAATATGTCAATGCGGCTAAAACGTGTTGTGGCTGTTGCTGAATCGCCCTTTACTTTAGATACTCAGGTATATACTCATCAAGGCGCAAGATGGGAAGCAGAGGTATCACTTCCTCCACTTAGCCATGCAGAGGCACGATCAGTTGAAGCATTTATTGTTGGCCTTATCGGAAGGGAAGGCACTTTTACTTTTGGCAATCCTTTACATACAAGCACTCTTTCGGCTAACACTGTCAGTAGTGCCGCTATAAGGGCAGAGTCATTCACACTAGGCTCAGGAACAGCCGCAGTAGCCGCAGGAACGTACTTTGAGTTAAATGATTACCTTTACCTAGTCACTCAAGATAAGGCGGCAGGAGCGACCACGTTAAACTTTCAGCCACCCTTAAGAGTTGCTGTTACCTCATCTCAGGCTGTTAAATACAACCTGCCTAAAAGTCTATGGCGTATGACCTCTAATGATATTGGTTGGTCGATTAACGAGGCTAGTATTTACGGCTTTACGTTTGCTTGTGTGGAGGCGTTATGAGTAGAACACTTACTACCTCTATGCGTGATGCGCTTGTCGCTGATACGGTTAGACCTATCTACCTAGTACGCATGGTATTTGACCAAAATATTGCGGCAGGTACTTTTGTTACAGGACACAAGTATAAAATAGTCAGTGTTGGTAATACTGATTTTACAGCTATTGGGGCAAGTGCAAACACGGTTGGTGTGACCTTTACTGCTACTGGTGCAGGTTCAGGAACTGGAATTGCAAGTGAAAGCCCTGCTGAATTAAACCTATGGTCTGGTGTTGGCGATCTTTCTTATGATGGCGAGACCTATCTTGGTGTTGGCGATTTACTAGGCATAAGTGAAATTAAAGAAAGTGCTGACATCTCAGCGACAGGAATGAACATTAGTCTTACAGGTGTTAAATCATCTTTAGTATCTGTGGCAAAAGATCACGAATATCAAGGCAGACCATTGACGGTTCACCTTGGCGCGTTTGATACATCTGGCTCTTTAGTTGCTGACCCTATTATTATCTTTTCTGGCTTTATGGATACCATGACTATTGCCGAAGCAGGGGAATACTCAACTATATCGATTGCAGTGGAAAACAAACTTATCGCTTTTGAGAAAACAAAGATAAGACGATATACAGCAGAAGATCAGAAGATTGACCACCCAACAGACAAAGGTTTTGAGTTTGTAACCGCCATTGTAGAGAAAGAAATTATCTGGGGTAGACCAACAGGTTCAACTGGTGGCAGTTCAGGAGCCTCTGGCGTTAATGGTGGTGCAGGTAATAATGGTAGTTGGAATACAGCTTGATAATTGCTCACGAATGTCTAGCCAATGTTAAGCAAGATATTCTGCCGCTTTTAGAAAAGCACTGGCTAGAAACAGAACCAAACCAAGAAACAATTTTGCTTAATCCAGATTGGGAGCAGTATGCCTTGTTAGATTTAGCAGGGATTTTGCATATTTTTACAGCGCGTAACGAAGGAATCCTTGTTGGATATTTGGTAATGATGGTTTCAAAAAGCATCCACCATAAAGACCACTTATTCGGTTCTACTGATGTTATTTACGTTAAGCCTGAGTATCGCAAAACACATACTGGCGCAGATTTAATTAAGTTTGCAGAATCACATTGTAAAGAAAATGAAGTTTCTTTGATGACTCTTAACATGAAGGTAGAATTTCCATTTGATCGGCTAATGACTACAATGGGGTTTAATCTTCTTGAGCGTGTATATCACAAATGTTTTTTAGGAAAATAGAATGGCAACAGCAATAATAGCAGGTTTAGCATCAGTCGGAAGCGCAATGATTGCCGCAGGAACTTTTGCTATTACTTTGGGTACGGCCTTTACAGCTTTTGCTATTGGCGCAGGTCTATCTCTTGTCTCTCGCGCATTAATGCCAAAACCTGATCTTGGCGCTCAGATGGCAGGTCAGTCTGTAATGACTAGAGAGGCGGCTCATTCTCGCAAGATTATCTATGGTCGTGCGCGTATTGGTGGCAATGTTGTCTACTTAGAATCTACTGGCGATGATAAAAAATACCTTTGGTTAGTCACTGCGATTGCAGGGCATGAAATAGATGCTTATGAACAGGTCTGGTTTAACGATCAAAAGATTTGGGATGGTGGCTCATATGTTAGTGATTGGGGTTCCTATGTTGATATTGGTTTCTATAAAGGAGATCAAACGTCTGCGGATAATGCATCACAACGAGGCACGGCAAGTTTAGTTTCTAATTCAACAAAATGGACTGACAATCACAAGCTACTCGATACCGCTTACATGGTGGTCAAGCTAACTTATGACCAAGAGAAATTTGCCCAAGGTTTGCCGAACATATCTACCGTAGTTCGTGGCAAGAAGGTTTGGCATCCAAGCCATTCATCACCTGTATGGTCGCAAAACCCTGCGCTCTGTGTAAGGGATTACCTGACTGATACCAAATATGGTTTAGGCGAATCATCATCTAATATTGCTTCTATTAATACTGCTTTGGGGGTGTGTGATGAGGCTGTCGATCTAGCGGCAGGTGGAACGCAACCGCGCTACACATTAGATGGAGTTATTGATACTGGTAACTCTATAAAAGCCAATATCGAAAACATGGTAGGCTCTATGATTGGCCGCTTGGTTTATTCTGGCGGTAAGTTTGAGATTCATGCAGGTGAATACGTTGCTCCTACAGTAACGATTGACGAGTCAATGATGATCGGTGAGATCAGTGTTCAGACTAAACAGTCAAGACGCAGTGCCTACAATGGCGTTAAGGGAGTTTTCTTAAGCGAAGAAGATAATTACATCCTAGCTGATTACCCTGCTCAAATATCCTCTACCTATGCCGCTCAAGATGGTGATCCAATATATTTGGATATGCCTCTGCCATATACCGTAAATAATGTACGCGCTCAGAGGATCGCACAACTCGCTCTAAGGCGTTCTAGGCAACAGGAATCTATTACTATTCCCTGCAACTTAAACGCGCTTAAATTCAAAGTAGGGGACAATATAAGCGTTACAAACACACGCCTTGGATATTCCGCTAAAGTGTTTGAAGTTGTTGGCTACTCGATGGGCTTTAGTTCCGATCAAATGGTTGTCAACGTAGACGCTATTGAAACCGCATCTTCTATTTGGTCTTGGGATGAAGATGAAGAAGTATTCTTAGGTGCAGGTGAAGTCGATATTTATGACGGAACAAGCACTACTGCCCCTGCAAGTATTGCTGTTACAGCGGATACTTTTATATCATCGGACGGAACATCTAGTGCTTCTTTTGATGTAAGTTGGCCTAACTCTGTTGATGCGTTTGTAGATCATTATGTCGTAGAGTGGAAAGTATCTACGGATAGTTCTTATTTTTCTCAATCAACAAAGACTGCGCCATTACAGATTGTCGGTTTAGACCCTAGCAAAACTTATGACGTAAGAGTTAAGGCAGTAAATGGACTGTCGGTATCCAGTAGCTATGTAAGCGCACAAGCAGTTCCTGCGGCTGATACAACTGCGCCATCTGTTCCGACATCTATTTCAGCAGTAGGTGTGTATGCACAGATCAATCTAAGTTGGACAAATCCAACGCAGAAAGATTTATCTCATATTAATATATACAAGTCGTCCACTAGTAACGGCACTTATGCGTTTTTGGGATCAACCGATGGCACTACGTTTCAAGATGGTGACTTAGCTGATGAAGCGCAATTTTTCTATCAATTAAAATCAGTTGACAAAACAGGCAACATTTCTAATGCAAGTTCATCGGTTAACGCAACAACTAGAACAATACCATCAAGCGGTATTGCAGATGGTGCAATAGGAACCTCACAACTAGCAGATGACGCAATTACAAACGATAAAATTGCAGATGATGCTGTTAATACTGCACAAATTGTAGATGACGCTGTTACTAATGCGCTTATAGCGACAGATGCAGTTAATCAAGGCTCAATAGCGGCTAATGCAGTTACCGCTTCTGAAATAGCAACAAACGCAGTTACGGCTATTAAGATATTAGCAGGAAGTATTACTACTGCAAAAATTGACGCTGACGCTGTGACAGCCGCAAAAATAAGCGTTGACGATCTGTCTGCAATAAACGCTGATTTAGGAACTATTACCGCAGGGTCTATTGATGGTGTAACTATAAAGATAGGTTCAGGCGAGAGTGTATTTAAAGCCGATACTAATGGCATCTATCTAGGTAATGAAACATTTGCTAACGCTGAGTTTAGGGTGAGTCCTTCAGGTGCAGTTACGGCTACCTCAGCAACTATATCAGGCGCTATAACTGCAACATCTGGCTCTATTGCTAACGGAGTTACAATTGGTGGTACAGCCGCAAGCACAGTAGCTAGCGGTGCGGCTTCTGGAGCAACTGCAAACCAAGACAGTACTTCTGAAATATTAGGTGGAAATTTAACAGGGACAGTTAATAATGTAGCGGCTTCAACGGTAACTTCAGGTGCAAGTGCGGGGGCAACTGCTTTACAAGATGCTGATACAGGAGTTGATCTTGGACTTACAGGCGGTTCTATATCTGGCATTACTATTTCTGCAACGAAATTGTATGAAGGCACTGGTACTTTTAATAATAGTAATACTGGGTTCTATCTTGACAATAGCGGACAGTTTAGCCTTAAAGACAAGTTATCATTTGACGGTACAGATTTAACTATATCTGGAGATATAACTGCAACATCTGGTTCTCTGTCATCTTTAGCTGTTTCTGGCGCACTTACTGTAGGTACATCTGGCAAGATTACTGGCGGCACATCTACATCTTTTAACACAGGTTCTGGATTTTTCTTAGGATACGATACAAACGCTTACAAATTTAGTATTGGCGATGCATCAACCAAGAAAAACCTTACGTGGGACGGAACAGATATAAAAATAGGCGGGGCGCAAATTACCGCTCCTGATAATCCTGACGTTGTAATTTATGATGGTGCTTCTGGATTACCTCCTTCTGTAACAAACGCTGTAGCTACAACCAGTTCAGACACTAATACGTTTTATTTAAAACAAGATTACAAAGAGCATTTAGAACTTCATGTATCTTATCCAGTAGGTGCTTTAACTTCTGGCACTGTATCAGGTGAGACAAATGCTATTAACGCTGTTATGTCGCAATTCAAGTTTCAGATTTATTATGCACCTGTTAGCGATCCAACTAATTTTACACAGTTTGGCCCTGATCTTATTTCAGCACGTGAAACCACCACAGGCCAGTTGATTGGAAGTTACCTAGTAAAAACGACTGATCTAGGAAGCGGTAATTATAAAGCTGAGTTGCAAACTAAAACACAAGTCAGAACAACCTACCCAACCCTCAGTGGGTTACAGCTAGGCGTAATAGATGATGATTATAATCTAACAAAAACTACAACTGTCTATGACTTTCCGTCTGGTGAATATGTATTTAAAGTTGTTGTCACTGTTACTGATGGCAGTTATTCGCCTTACCCTGCAACTGGTAGCCCATCATCTAGTTTGGCGAGAACTGTTAAAGCAGTCGGATATCAACAGGTGCAAAAAAGCGGTTACTCCTACGCCTTTGAACCTTACTATCAACCAACGACTGTTTTTAGAGATGGTAACAATGATCAAGTCGCCAGATTGTCTGATGGTGCTGATACATTAGAACTTGCGGCTATCAATGCTCAAGGTGCGCCAAGATTATTAATGATTGGCCCAAACACAACAAACCCCTCATCTGGAGCTAGTTGGGGCGCATCTATAAACTTTGTTACTAGCTTTGATAATTATACAAATGGAGGGGATAGTGATTATCAAGTAGGAATTGATAAATCTGGCACTGGGTTATATTTAGGGTCGGGAGGTAATAGACCTCAAGATAGTGGTGGCTCTGAGTTAAAAATTACAAACGGCAGAACTGATGTTTATGGTACGTTATTTTTAAATGGCACACAGATTACAGGTACAGGATCAGCAAGTCAGGCAGAAAGCTATCCATTATCTCAGCAGTACGATAGAACCTTAACCACGACTAGTTCAACCGTTGGATCGTTCAGCATTCCTGCTCCAGAATCTGCAATATCTAAAAGGCAAGGTATCGACATATCTGTACTGTTTGAAATAACAAACGCAGGAAAAACAGCGCAAGCATTGTCGTCTATTGATTTTGTTGTTGAGAAAAAATCTAAAGGTGTCAATGCAGTCACTGTAGGAACAGTTACATTTGAAGGATTATCTTCTGTAGGCTTTCAGCAAATAATAAGTGTTAGTGGCAATCAGTTAGGCAAAGTAGATATGTCTGGTGGTATTGCGGCAACTGCAACAGCATCTGGCACTAACGAGCCATCAAGCATTTATTCGGTTTATTACGATAGTGGTGCTAATAAAACTTTCTTAGTGTGTAATGCACAAGGCTCAATATTCTCTACAGGTGATACTTTATACTACAGTGATAGCAAGTTTACAGCATCAGGTACGTGGTTTGCGCCATCCGATACAGAGGTTATTAACAGCATTACGCCACCTGATCCAGATGTTAATTATGTGAACGCTTCCACAGTTTCATCAGGCACAGGAACATCTCGTTTTTATATGCCCTACAAAATGACGTATGGAAAGACAACAACAGCGACTGATTACAGAATAAAAATTAGCGTAAGTTCAATACCAAGTGGCATAACTTATAAAGTAATAAAGATGTTTGGATCAATACAAAATATAGCATAGTTAGGATTTTAATTAGAGAGTATAATATGCTCATATGAGCAGAGGTTTAAGATGACATACCAATTAGTAAAAGATGATACTGCCCCACAGGTTAAAGCTACTTTAACAAGAGATGACACTGGCGCGGCTATAGATTGCTCTGGCGGTACAGTCCGTTTGTATTTTAGAGCCAAGGGTGGTTCTAGCGTTCTATTTACGTTGACTGCCGCTGATGCAGGTACTGACCTTGCTAACGGTATAGCTATCTTTGGTTTTTCTGGTAGCAACTTAGATCAGTCTGAAGGTTATTATGAAGGCGAGATAGAAATTACCTACTCAGATGGAACGGTTGAAACAATCTTTGAGGTGTTAGACTTTTACATTCGCGCAGACTTCTAATGATTAAGCTTTCTGTTGCGTTTAAAAAAGCAGTATCCGCTATAGCATTTAAGAAAGCTGTGGCGGCTGTTACGTTTCAGAAGGCAGTAGCGGCAATTAACTTTCAAAAAGCGGTAGCCAGTGTTGCGCTTAGAAAGGCTGTTGCAAAGATTGAATTTGGTGTGTTCTTAATTTTTAAGTTCATAACTGATAACATAGGCACAACAGAGACAGTATCAAAGGCAATTAGTAAGACGTTAAGTGATAGCCAAGATATTACAGATAATGTTTCTAGTAATGTACAAAAGATACGAACAGATACATTTGCGGCAACTGATAGTGTATCGACAGAAGCAGGTAAGGTTTTATCTGACTCTGGTAGTTTAGCTGATTCCATAGATACATTTGCAATCGGTAAGGGTTTAAGTGAATACCCAATATTATCAGAGAGCAGATCAACCGATTTCCATAAGATTATTAACGAAGCATTTTATGCAACTGATGATCTTGATGGAGAGGCTACAGCACAAGATGATCAGGAAATGACCTTTGTAAAGGTACGAACTGATCTTACTGGAGTCACAGATGTAATTAGTATTTTGTTAAACCAAGTCAGGCTTCTTGCAGATTCTTCTACTGTTAGTGATTCTGGCTCATTACGCAGTCAAGGATATGTATCTTTTGACTATATGGCAGAGGACTTTGTGGGCGCAAGCCGAACTTTTTAAGGTGATTTATGATTAACGATAATTTAAAGCTACGAGGCGATGTAGCGATAGTAGTAAAAGATAAGGACGGCAAAGTTAAAGATAGCCGTGAAATTCACAACCTAGTAGTCAGCACAGGACTAGAATACATTTGCTCTAGAATGGCAGGAACTTCTGCTTCTGTAATGTCTCACATGGCTGTTGGTTCAGGTACAACTGCCGCATCCGCAGGTCAGACTGATCTAGTATCGATTCTAGGCTCTAGAGAGGCGTTAGACAGCACTTCTGCTTCAAGCAATACGATTACCTATGTTTCCTCGTTTGAGGCAGGAGAAGGAACTGGAGCGGTTACAGAGGCAGGTATCTTTAATGCCTCATCAAGTGGAACTATGCTTTGTCGGACTGTTTTTGCTGTTGTAAACAAAGACGCTGATGACACTATGTCTATCACTTGGTCTATCACTTTAACTGCATCTTAATTAGAAGGGGCTTCTTATGTCTACAATAGTAACTAGAGCGGGTAAAGGATCGCCCCTGACTAATACAGAACTTGATAGTAACTTTACAAATTTAAATACCGATAAGCTAGAACTATCTGGCGGCACTCTTACAGGCAACCTATCTCTAGGCGATAACGTCAAGGCTCAGTTTGGTGCGTCTAATGATTTACAGATTTATCATGATGGTTCTACCAGTTATATTGCGGATGTAGGCACGGGCGACCTTGTCCTACAAGCAGGTAATGATTTAATTTTACGACAGCCTGACGGCCTTACAGAATACTTACGAGCTAACGAAGGCGCAGGCGTTCAGATATATCATAATGGAAGTCAAAAGTTTCTCACCACAGCCGCAGGCATAGACGTTACTGGAGAAATCACAGCGGATGGTCTTGCCCTTGGTGATTCACAGAAGGCTACGTTCGGTGCGTCTGATGACTTACAGATTTACCATGATGGCTCTAACAGCCACATCACTGACGCAGGTACAGGTAACCTAATACTTCAAGCCACTGATTTTGTTCTTAAAAGCGGAGGAACTGGCGCTTATATTGAGGCCGCTAGCGGGGTAACTAAGCTATATCACAGTAACGCCCTCAAACTAGCCACCACCTCTACAGGCATCTCAATCTCAAACGATGCTAACTTCCCTGATAACGGTAAGGCTATCTTTGGTACAGGGTCAGATTTACAGATTTACCATGATGGGTCTAATAGTTACATCGCAGAATCCAACGCTACTGGCAATCTGTTTATTAAGGGTACGCACATTTCTCTGCAAAACAGTGCAGGTCAAGATGCTCTAAATTTAATTAATGGAGATGCTTATATAAAGAGTGGCGGGCAAACTAAACTCCAAACCACCTCTAGCGGAATTTCGGTAACAGGCTCAGTGACAGCCGATGGGTTGACTGTAGATGGTAATGGTCTGATACAAGCCAACATGGGCGCTAAACTAGAGATTAAATCAACTGATAACTTTATTAATAATGGCGAAGTTGTTGGCTCTTTAGACTTTATATCTGCCGATTATAATTACACCGCACAACCAATCAAGGGTCAGATTAGAACTCAGTCTGTAAGCAGTACTGGCGAGTCTGCTATATTTATTTCAACTACGGAAACCACTAATTTAAGAGACAGGATTAAAATCGACAAATTGGGAGACATCGGCTTCTATAATGACTCTGGCACAAGTCAAAATCTGTTCTGGGATAGTTCTACCTCGCGACTAGGGTTGGGCGTTACGAATCCAAGCGGAACATTAGACATTGGCGGTCAGCATATTTTAAGTGACAACTATGATGCCGTTGGTGCTGTTTTTAGACGGAACGGAACTTATGGCTCTGTAATTTCATTAGGTCGTCAAGGAGTAAGCGACGGAGTTACTTTAGATTACCCTGCTGATAACACCTTTTCCGTATCAACTGCTAACACAGAGCGCCTAAAAGTTAATGTATCAGGCATAGACGTTACTGGGGTTGCTAAAGTATCTTCACATTTGCAGATGTCTGGGAATTTAGATGTTGTAGGGCAAATAGGAGCATACAACAACCCTTCTTCTTCTTGGGGTCAAATGATTCTAAGAGCAACAGATTTTGTATTTAAAAATGCAGGGGGGTCAATTAGAGCATCGCTTGATACGAGCGGAAATCTTTTGGTGGGTAAGACTAGTTCTAGTTTCACTACAGCAGGCGTAGAGTTGGCGGTAGGTGGCGTAGCAGGTAAAGTTCAGATACAGCGTTCTTCTAGCCCCTTAGCCCTTGTTAATTTAACGGACGATGGAAACATCCTTAGTTTTTATAAAGGAACATCAGCCGTAGGCTCGATTGCAACTACTTCTGGCAGATTGTCAATTGGATCAAACGATGTCGGTTTGTTTTTTGATAGTACAAACGAAAGATTTACCCCCATACACCAAACTAATCAAGCCGATAGAGATGGAGCAATAGACTTAGGATATTCAGATTCACGCTTCAAAGACCTCTACCTGTCAAGCAGTATCAAACTTTCAAATAGTTCTTATGACACAGGCGCTACAGTAACCACTTCTATTTCTGGCGACTTAATTACAGGGCAAGCAGACACAGGACTGCGTTTTTATGACGGAGGCGATGCGATAATACCCAGAAGCACTTCAGATGGTCAACGTAATGGAACGACTGATTTAGGTGCTTCTAACGCCCGCTTCAAAGACCTCTACCTATCAGGCGGTCTTCGTGGCGACACTACGTTTAAAAACAATGCAGGCACTACTGAGTATGCTAGGTTTTCGGGCGGTAATCTTTTGGTGGGGACTACTGGAGCCAATACATACTCATCAACAGTTAATACAGGTGTACAAATAGCACCAGACTTCATTGGTGTTGCTAGAAACCAAAACACTGTGATGCACCTTAATAGACAAGGCAATGATGGAACGA